GCTGGACTCCTTTTTGATAACGCCGAGCTTTTCCAGCAACCAGCCGACCTTGCCGCTCAGACTGTTGAAGATGTCGAGCGGTGCCGTCAGCGCCGAGGCCAGCGCCTGACCAAATGCCACGCCGACATTTTTGCAGCGGTCGAGGGTTTCCTGCGTCGCTTTCACCGGCGCAAGCAGGTCTTTAAACCACTGCCAGACCACGCGAATTTTCTCAGAAATGGCGTCGAATATCGGTGCGAGCGGCGCGAACATTTCCGCCACCGGCGCAAAGGCGGCTTTCAGCCCCTCCACCACGCCCGAGAAGAATGCGCCCAGCTGCTCCCAGTATTTACGAATAAGCAGCACGCCTGCGACAACTGCCCCGGCAACCGCCACCACCGGCAGACTGATTGCACCGACGGCGGCGACAATCGCGGTACCTGCAGTGCTGAAAACCACGCTCAGCAGACCGGCAGCGGCAATAATCCCGTTAATCCCGGCGATGACCGGCCATGCAATCAGCCCGATCCCGCCCAGCACGCCGATCAGCGCCAGCGCGCCGGTAACAACGTTAAACAGGGTTTTCGTCAGTTCAGGATTAGCTTTCGTCCAGGCGGCAACCTTGCCGAGCAAATCGGTCGCGGAAACCGTCAGGCGGCGCAGCGCAGAGTCTTCTTTCTCGAAGACCTCAATCTGCGAATCTTCCCATGCTGACTGCAGGTTTTTCAGATCGCCGTCGAGGTTGTCCGTCTGGATTTTGGCGATGCGCTCCGTCGTGCCTTTCGACCCGGCGATCTGCTCGCGCTTGCTGGCGAGAGACCCGTCACCGGCAGCGGCCACGAGTTTAATCGCGCCCTTCATCGCCTCTTCGCCAAAAATGACCTTCAGATATTCGCCCTGCTCAGCGGTGCCAAGCTTGTTTTTCGCAAAGGACGTATGAATATCTTTCAGGATTTTCTCGACCGGGAGCATGTTCCCTTTTGAGTCGCGGGTCTTAACGCCGAGCTCTTTAATCGCATCAACGGCTTTACCCATAGGAGCCTGCAGCCGGTTAAACATGGCGCTCGCGCCCGTACCGGCCATTGAGCCCTTGATGCCGTTATCCGCCAGAATGCCGAGCATGGCCGTCGTATCTTCGATGCTGGCACCCGCCGCCTCTGCGATCGGCGCGACGTATTTCATCGCCTCGCCCAGCTCAACAAGCCCGGTATTGGAGGACGTGAAACCTTTGGTCATGACGTCAGCCACGCGCTCAATTTCGGTCGTGGAAAGGTTAAAGGCTGACTGCATATTGGTGATGATGTCGGCGGCTTCCGCGATATCGACATCAGCCGCCAGGCTCAGGTTTACCGTCGACCCGGTCGCCGCCAGTACGGCTCCGGCGTCATAGCCTGAACGGGCGAGCGTCGTCTGCGTTCGCGCCACGTCACCCGGTGAAAAGGCGGTTGTCGCCCCGATATCACGAGCCTGTTTACGGATGGCCGCGAGCTGGTCGTCGTTCTTATCAAGACCGAGGATCGCCTGCGTGCCTGACATCTGTTTATCAAAACCGATACCCGGCGCGATAAAACGTGACGCGCCATACAGCCCGGCGGTTGCCACGCCAACGCCCACCATCCCGGCATTTCGCGCACCGGTGGCGAGCTGTTGCCCGGATGCGTACCGTTCTTTAACCGCGCTCAGTCTGGCCTGTTGCTGACCGACCCGCGCCAGCGCATCCCGCTGACGGTCTAGCTGTGCCGTCGTCTCGCTGATACTGGATTTCAGGCGGCGCTCATCCGCCGACAGCGTGCGGGTGTTAATCCCCGCCTGTGCGAGCTCGCTGCGCTGGCGCTGCACCGACTGACGAAGCCCGTTATATTTGACCTGCAGGTCGGCGGCGGATTTCTTTGCCGCCTCCATCGCGCGTGCCTGTGCGACCGTCGGTGCCTGCGTGTTTTTGAACTGAACGGCCAGCGCGGCGGCTTCCTGCTTCGCTTTCGCAAGCGACTGCCCGGTCACGGCGAGCTGTGCGCTTACCTTCCTGAATCCGTCTATGCGGGATGCCTGCGCGTTGAGGTCGCGCAGGCTTTTCTGTGAATTGCGGATATCGCCGGACAGGGATTTACTGGCGGTCTGGATTGCCTTAAGCGGTCGGCTTGCCTTGTCGACCGCGTTCAGCAATACCTCAAGCCTGACGTTATTGCTCATGGTATTTTCCGCTTCGTTGCAGCGCCTTGTCGCGCCATGTGAGGAGCTCGTTCACAGTCAGGGAATAGAGCTCTGATGGCGGCCAGTGAAAAATAACCGCGATATCCGCCATCAGGTCATCGACCGATAACTGGTCGGGAAACGTCAGCGCGCCGAAGCATTCGACAAAAAACCCACTACCTTTCCGGCAAACTGCAGCAGATCGGACGCATCCAGACGGGCGACCTCATGCTCGGCCAGTGCCGGATACGTCATACGCGGCAGCACTCTAATCAACGCGTCAACGTCAGACTGCGCCAGCGCTGCCAGCGACACACCACGCAGGGTTCCGGCATTGGGTTTTAATACCGTGACGCGCTCTATTTTTTGCTCACCGCGCATCAGCGGGGTATCGAGGATCACTTCGTTCGGATTTTCGGTTTCGATTTCGTTTCCGGCGGTATCGGTGAAGTCAGGTTTTTGTTTTTTCGGGTTTGCCATGATGTTTGTCTCTGCTCTGAAAGGGAGTAATGACCGGCCAGCGGCGCTGACCGGTTAAAGGTGTTACAGGCCGATTGCCTTTCGGTGCTCTGCCAGACGGTCGACACCGTCCACCATCAGCACCATGTTGATGACATCCACCTCGATGACGTCTTTGCCGTCGATGGTGAGCTTGTAGTAAGCGCACTCGGTCGACATTTTGGTCGTGCCGCTTTCGCCCTGCTTATTCTCGCCGCCGTCGTACTCTTTGTGACGGCCACGCATGACCACCTCAACGGCAGAAATAATGCCGGTGTCATCGCGCTGGTAAGAGCCTGCAAAACGCAACGGCACGCTGTCAGCGCCCGGCGCGGCATACTGCGCCCACAGCTCGATGTCAGGGAGACCGCCGAGCGTCCACTCAAGCGACAACCCGTCGTCATCGAGGCCGAGGTCGATCGACACCGCGCCCGGCATCCCGCCGCCGCGATATTTCTCCAGCTTGCGGGTCAGCTTCGGCAGGATGACGGATTCAACAACGCCCATGTAGCTCAGGCCATCGTTGAACATGTTCAGATATTTAAGCTTGCGGGGTAACGCCATGTGTAAGGCTCCTTAGCTGTTGACCGATTCCGACAGGTTCGCCAGATAGGTATCAGTGATGCGCTGGCGCAGGGTCAGGTTTTCCAGCGGGGGAACGGGGGTGTAGTCGTAATCGATATACAGCTTGCCCGCTTTCAGGGTGGCGACGTCGTTCGACTCCGGGTCGTACCAGCATTTTCCGTCGACGATGTAGCCGTTCGTTTTCAGCTCGCGGAATTTGGCGTTAATGCCCTCCACGACGTCACGAATCAGCGTCGCGGTGATGGGCTTATCCATCGCCCACGCGTGCGCCTCCGCCATCGTGTCGGCCAGCACCTGCGCGGTGCGGGTGTAGTTTTCAAACAGGAAGAGCGGATCGTCAGAGCAGGTGCGGTTGCCCCAGAACTTAAAGCCGTCGTTTCGAATCAGGGTCGTGACCCCCGCCTCGTTAAGCAGGTTGGCGTCGGTGGCTTTGTCCTGCAAATCCCACGACACCGAGGCGCTGACGCCGGTCACGCCGTTAACGCCCACGTTTGACAGCGTTTTATGCCAGCCGGTCTCCTGGTCGATTCTGGCACGCAGACCCAGCGCGCGCGCCGTCGCCCATGCGATCGCGGTTTCGTTCGCCGTGGTATCCCACGCCAGAAAGTCGGGGTGAATGACCATCAGCTCACGCTGACCGAAGTTGTCACGGTACTTGATGGCCTCGGAAATGGTTTTGCAGCCCCACGCGCTGATATAGC